GATAATATGTAGTAATACCAGTAATAGATACGATACTTGTAATACCAACAATATCATCACCAACCCACTTGTTTATTGATGCATCATACTTTAGATAATAACCATCAGTTTTTGCAGAGTTTCTATCTACATCATCTAAAAACTCAAGACGAGTTTCACCACCTCCACCTAATGTGGAAAGTTGTTGCTGAATACGATTGAGGAAGAGTTTATAATGATTTTGTAAATCATCAAGTGTTGCGTAGTTTTGATTGAGTGGAGTAAGTGGGTCTGGTGTCTTTTCTTCTGGAGGAATGTTTAGAAGACCTTCATCAATAACCTCTTCCTTTGGTTCTTCTTTGACTTCTTGTACCTTTTTCTTCTTTGGTTTTGGTTTTATTTTCTCCACAAAAAGTTCCTCAAAGGAATTTCCAATAAGAGTCTCCATTTCTTCCTTACGGACACTCTTTGCTTCGGCAATTACTTTGAAGAACTCGGATAAATCAGACATTACTCTTCTGTTTCTCCATTAAACATTGAGTTCGCTACGATTGGACGAAACTCATCAATTTTTTCTGCCGATTTTGTAAAAAGAAGTTCTTTGATTTTGTCACTGATTTGTGAAGGGGATTCATCAGCAACAATCATGTCAAGAAGGTCATCCATTTTAATACCTAAGTAATTTTCTTTATTTATATCTCTCCACCTTTAGGCATTTCTGCTGGTTTTGCATTTATTTCGGTAGAAGAAGCATTGAGTTCTGGTTCCATGACGGGTTGCCCCAAATCCATTTGTGATGTTTGGTCTAAAGGCATACCTGTATTTGGATCTATTGGTTGATTTGGATCTGGAATTATTCCATCTTCAATTTCTTTCTTCATAATTTTATCCTGTTCTACAATTTCCTCATCAGTTTGACGCAAGATTTTTCTTCTTAAGTAATCTTGGGAGAAATATTTACCCACATATGGTTCTGCAACTTGAACCATATTTAATCTTTCATTAAGAAGTTCCGCATCTTTAAGTTCTGCAAAATGGTTATCATATAGGAAATCATACTGAATATGCTCTTCCATAATATCCCAATCTTTTGGGGTAATAATATTTTTTAGAATTAATTGAGTTTTCAACATATCGTGGAACATATAAGAAAATCTCTTTCTCAATCTAGAAACAAATTTACTAAATTTAACTTCATCCCTAAGAATTTCAGATGAACGACCAAGATTAAATCCACCTTCTCCATCCATTCTTGATGGTGGAACATTTAAAGACCTATAAAGTTTCTTTTTAAAATATTCGATATCTGTTATTTCTCCAAGATTTTGTCCCCCAGGAAGAGTAGAAATTTCAGTTCCTCTGCCACCTTCTCTTCTTGGAAGCCAAAAATCCTCAAGCATAGCCATAAATTTTTTATCATCACGAATTTCTCCAGTATTTGCATCATAAACAAGTTTATTGCGATACCTCATCATTACATCACGTAGGTATTGTTCTGCTTTAACTTTAGGAAGATTACCTACATCAATGTAGAAAATTCTACGTTCTGGAGCACGAGACAAACGATAAATTACCAAAGAATCTTCAATCATTCTTAACTGATTGAGAGACTTAATTGCTTTATGTAAATACGAAAGAGTTGATCCTTTATTTCTATCTACAAGACCTGAAGTGCAATATGTTACAGAATCTTTAGACATTTTAATTCCTTGAGAACCTCCCATAGAAGAAGGATTCCCTGTAGGATACGTTAATTTTGGACTATAAACAAAATATTCCTCTATCTGAGGAAATTCAAAGTCCATAGGATTATCACTATTAATATTTGATAATCTATTTTTATCTTTTTCACTTTTTTTCTGCTGCCTTACATACCTCATCTTCATTGGGTCTATGTAACGCAATTCTTGAATACCTTCGTGTGGATTTTTTAAATCAATTACCTTATGATAATATAGTCTGCCATCAATGTACCAATTTCTATAAATTTCGTGAGATTTTTTATCAAAATCTAATAATGAAAGAATATATTTAAATTCTTGTCTAATTTTCTTCTTGATGCCATCACTAGCATTTAGATTTGAAAGTTCAATTTCTATTGGGGTATCATTCGTATCTGATACAATTGCTTCATTTACAATATCTTCAATAGCACTATCACACTCTGGGTGAAGTGCCATTTCACGATATCTTTTAATTAAATCAAATTCTGTTCTATAAACTCCTTCAATATCTACATAAGAACCAAAAAAACCACTACTCAGGTAGTGGTCAGTCCCATCCTCATTATTTTGGGGAACAGGACTGACTACGCCTGGAGATAATGGTTCGTCGTCTTCAATAGAAAAACCAAACAATCTTGCCATAATTTATTTTTTTATCTTTAGTCTATTTATCAGACTTTAGATGCCGTAGATGAACTTATAATCTCATAAGATTGGACTTGGAATTCCACTGTAAATTCTTCAATAGTATCTCCACTATCATAAGATAAATCAATTGGAGATACGCTTGTTGGGAAAATATCAATAAATTTATATGCTGCTAAAATAGAACTATCTGCACCTGAATTTGCAGTGCTGTTTAGTGTAGATCCTCTTCCAAGTTGATAAACTGTTGCATTACTCATATAAGCACTAGGGTTTGTAGCACCCAAATTATTATCAAGTTTTGCAATTAATTCAGTCCAAGATTCAAATGCTCTTCTCAATTTGAAATCTTCATCATTAATGACAGTTACTGTCCAAGCATCAATTGTTCTATCTCCAGCAACTTTAAATGATCTTCCTCTAAATGGAACATCTATACTTGCAACATTTGAACCTGGCAAAGCAGCTGCTTTGCATAAGTACTTAAATTTGTCTGCATCCCAACTAATTCCTGTTGGAAAAGTTGTTAATTCAACTTCGAATAGATTTGGACGAGCGCCACCACCAGTTAGAGCACTTTTGAAATCAGAGATTGTTTTAAGTCTTGCCACGATTGTTACCTCCTTGAGTTATTTGTTGAATAATATTATCAAACAGTACCTGCAACCTCTTCAAAACTTACTCCAGTACGAGTTGCAACAAAAGTAAGAGTTACATAATTAATAGATTTCGCTGGTTTTAAGAAAATATCCGCTCTAAATTCATTATTGTCAATGACATCTGGAGTATTATTTGTGGTATCACAAACAACGAAGAATCCATACAAACCTCTCTTTGCTTGAACATCACGTAGATAAGGTTCAACAATATTCTTAAAGTTTGCTCTAGTTAATTCGTCGTTAAGTTCAAAGAGTTGTGCCTGAGCCGCTCTTTGAAGTGCTTGTTCAATTGTGAGGAATAAACGACGAACATTGATTCTATCGAATGCGGAAGCATATCCCAGTGCAGTTTTATCCCCAAAGAGGAGTGTTCCAATTCCAGGTTGAGTTACTATTGCATTGACTCTTTGTGGATAGAGTTTATCTCTTTGTGCTTTATTTGGATTATATGCAAGTTTGATTGCATTGTTCAATATTCCTCTTTGCTGACCAGCCGGAGAGAACCAAGGATATGCAACAATGTTGGTGCGGCACATTAGACCGGCAACATCGGCATTACAAGGAATATAAACAAATTTGTTATTGAATCTATCATAAGTATATTTGTACCCACTATCAAATACTGCATAAGATGAAGATGGTAAAGAACTATTGACTCCACTATTGACTCCACTATTGACTCCACTAAAGAACTTAATAAGATTATTTGTTTGTGTAGTAGTGTTTGTAACACCAACTAAATCTGTTCTATGTGGTCCAATGGTGGCAATACAATCTTTTCTTAATTCTGCCAATGAGATTAAATAACCTGCTTTTGCCTGCGATTCTTCAACATTATCTAATCCAGGTCCCATGATTAGATAATCTACCTGAATTTCATCTTTATTTGAAAACTTATCATAGGAAGTAATTAAATCTCCTAAAGTAGCTTTCATTCCACCTGAAGAGGAATAATCAACCCCCCCAGTCAATGTATAAGTTTTGTTTCCAATTGCACTGAAAGTAACATCTTGAGCATTTAATCCCCAAAGGCCATCTGAATTAGAGACTGGAGTAAATGATGCAGCAGCAACTCCAGAATAAGTTGTAAATCCAGTTGCTCTTGGTGCGGTTCCCCAATAAGCATCCGCTGCGCTTGAAGGGTTTCCTCCAGCATAAACTTGAGACGAATAGTCTGCAAGATATTGTTCATACCAAATCTTTTGTGGAGAATTGACTGCAGATACGGAATCAAGTGCCTTTGAAAGACTTAAGTGCTTTTCAAGAATTGTACCTTGATTTCCAGTAATCGTTCCAAGATCATCAACAACTACAACATGAATTGCGTCATTTTTTCCATTTCTTTCGAGAGAGTATCTATTTGTAGTTGGCTTTGGCGCAATAGATCTCCAGTAAATTGTCGTATTGGTTAAACCTAATGTTTGTGACTCATACCAATCAGAAACTGAAGCAGCAGTTGCAGTTCCTGTCGTAATTCCTGAATTATTAACAAATGTTAATACTGAAGAATTTGTAAAAGCAGCAAAAGTTGTGCCTTCAGCATAATCAATTTGTGTTTCAGTACCAGACGATGAAACTCTTGAAGTAATTTTTACAGAAATGCTGCTATTTTGATTAGTTGCATCAGTAGTCACTCCGGTAATAATACCTTTTAAATAACCAGTAAAAGTTGAAGTTGTTCCTGTTTCTGGAATTGAAACTGCATTTAATGCAGAAGTAATGCCATATCCAACTGCAACTCCTAAACTTCCCAGATCTGTTGTTGTAATTCCAATAATTTGATCGGCAAGATCATCAATAACACAAACTTTTAAGTTATTTGCCCAAGAACCAGGATTTTTGGATGCAAAGGTAAAATTATTTCCTTCTGAATGATTTGCAGTATAATCATCGTAATTATCAATTTTCAATGATGTTGATGCAGCAATACCTACTCCAGCATTTGCATTGTTTAAAGTACTGCCACTAGTTCTTACTACTTTTAGAACACCCCCATATGAAAGGAATGAAGAAGCACTCATCCAGTATTCGTATTGAGAATCTGTAGATATTGGCTTTCCAAAAACGTTAATTAACTCTTGCTCTGTGGTTATATCGATAGGATAATCGACAGGTCCAATCGAAAAAGGTCCAGCAATAGCACCAATATTATCTAAAACATTATCAGCTCTTCCTACTGTTAAATCAACTTCCCTGACGAGCACGCCTGGAGATAATTGAGGAGTCGCCATTTTTTTCTCCGTAAAATCTCAGTTTATCTAAAAAATATTTATTAAAAAAATACTTTACGCAGGGGAAACTTGACGTGAATATTTACCAATCTGGATATTCCCACTTACATATAACTTTTGATACTATCTTATTTGCAACTATTCTCTTTATCGTGCAATTTTTACATTCATATGAATATGATGATGCTACGGGACCTCTGTCTTTTCTTGTTCTATAGAATCCATCCATCAAGTTTTTTATTTCTCCACACACTCTACATTTTCTATCAGTAAAAAGTAAATGTCCGAATTTTATTTGATTGTTTATATCCATATTAATATTTCCACATATACTCCCATTCATTTGAACGATCGCCATATTCATCAACAAACCATCTATCACCATCATTATCTACAAAACTACCACTGTCTAATCCATCAGATACAAAACCAAATGGTGCCATATCTTGTTCTATTTGATTTTTTTGCTCTTCATATAATCGTTTTCTCACATCTTGATCTGTAAGTTCTTTGAAATAATCTTGAGCTACTAACCAAGCATAAATTACTAAACACATTGCAAGGTCATCATTACATCCCTCTTCTGCTTCAAAGGAATTGTGTTTTTGGATAAATGTTGTGAGTTCTGCAATAATCTCATAATCATTTAAAAATAACTTATTCTCTTCAATCATTGTTTTAAGATTAAGACATCCGACTTTTTTTACCGTCTTTGACATCTTTACTCCAAGTTGAGTTTTCTTCCCAGAAAATCCTTGGCCTACAATTTGACCTGCTCTTCCCCTCATTGAACACATCAGTAAATTTTTATATTCTAAATCATATTGAAGAATGCTTGCCACTTGATCCCCAACATCATTAACTTCACATAACACATAAGCATCATTGTAACTTTTTCCAACTTCATCAATAATACTTGGAAAAAGCATTGGTTTTATTTCATTATTTCTATACTTTGCAACTACTTTGTGAGGAAATTCTGTTATATCAACAACAGTAAATGCAGAGTAATCATTTCCTACTCCTCTTGCAACATCCACAGTAATAAGATAATCGTGGTTTTCTTCTGGATCTACATAAACATCTAATCCAGCACTGCGAGTCTTAGGATGGTCATAAACAAGGGATCTTAGTTTTGATGGAGCAATTAAGGTATCTACAGAACCTAAAAATTCACATTCAAACTCAACTTTAAACTGTTGTTCAGAAGTGTTTGATATAGTTTGCTTTTTCCATTCTTCATCTCTTCCAGGAACTTCACTCCAATGAACATCTGTAAATATATACTCATTCTTACCTTTTTCAGCATCATGCCACATTCGGTAGAAATGATTCATACCATGTGGAGTTGATACTATAATTACTTTTGTATTTTTACCCGAAGTGATCGTAGGATAAACTGAAGCAAAGAATGAATCTGCAATATGATTTGGGACGAACGCAAATTCATCCAAAAATAAAATGTTGAATGACATACCACGAACTGCAGAAGCAGAAGTAGAAGCAGCCAAGATTTTACTTCCATTTTCAAGTTCCAAAGAACCCTTGTTCCAAGATATGATTCCTTGTTGCATCCACTTTGGTAAATTTTCATATGCTGTCTGCAATCTATCTAATAGTTCTCTAGCGGTTGCTGCTTTGTTTGCTAGGATGCCTATATTTACATTATCATTGAATACTGCATAGTGTAAAAGAAAAGATACTACGGTAGTTGATTTCCCCGTTTGACGAGGCATCTTACAGATATTAAATCTGTGCTCATGAAATCTATTTACAAGTTTTTCTTGAAATGGATACATTTTAAATGGCTGCAATCCATGATCAAGAGTTACAATTTTTACATAATTTTTTGCAAAATAAACAGGATCACTCATGCATTTGGAGATTTCAAGAATTTGCTCTTCAGTAAATTCGTGAGTGGTATTCGCTTTTTTTAATAACGGATTGCCAAGATAAACATCATTATTTGTCATAACAAACTCCTAAAGATTAATTACAATTCCAGCGTTTGCGTGCTGCCTTACCTCTTTCTCCAGTCCAACTTCTAGAACGACTACAGAAATTTCTTCTCCTTTTCCAGTCCGCCGAACCTGGTTTTAATTCTGAAGGAGGTGTGGTAACAGCAGTTTTAAGTTTTGAACCTGGATTTTCTCTGCGATATGCCTTTACTGCAGCGGAACTCAATCCATCAGTTCTATCTTGACGATTTACTTTTTGCCAGTCTTCATCAACCTCAACTTCTTCTCCCATTGGTTTTACATAGTTTTTATTTGCTCCTGGTTTTGCAGTATTTCCACCTTGAGGACCAAATGCCTGGATTAGAGGTTGTCCGGGTTGAATTTCGGAAACAGAATGATAAATTACATTGCAATTTGGATAAACTTTTTGAAGTTCATCATTAATTTCTTTACGTGTTGGAAGTTTAACTTGAGGAAAAAACATTTTTAGAGAATAATATTTTCCTCTCCAGTTTAAAGTAACCGCGATTACATTTCCAGTTTGTGCCTGAAGTCTTGTTGCTTCATTTACTTGAGACTTAAAACCTTTAATTGGTTCAGGTTTAATAATATCAATAACTTCTGCAAATGTATTTCCGTTTGCGTCTTCAATAGTGACATTTTCTGATTTTACACAAGAACCCTTTTCAAATTTAGAAGTTCCTTTTTTCCTTTTATATCCACTCCAACATTTTTCATCGAGAATTTCTTTAGTAATTTTATCTACTAATTTTTCTTCAAATTTTGGCAGTGTTACTCCAACGACTTTTTTTGCCTTTTGTGGTAATTGTGCTTGTTGAGCAGTTGTCATATTCTCAATTTTTTTTGCTGCCGATGACAATCTTTGTGATTTGTGTTTTTCTGGATTAATTCTAGGACTTAATTCTTCTTCCATTTCACCACTTGCAACATAATCTGCAGCTGTGTCAATATAATCTGCTGCTTTAGTGATTTTTGATTGAACCCATGCCTCTAGATCTCCTTCACCTCTATTTACTTTTGATTTGAGTCTTTTTACTGCGTCCTCAATGGTCTTGAGTTCTGACCTTGCCATCGAGTATTCTTCGTCTTTAACTGAGACTTTATCCCATGCTTTCTCTCCATAAGAGCATTCAGATCTTGTTTCTCTTTTATCGCATAAAGGGCAGTATCTTTCTTCTTCGTGCATAGTTTCCTCCGTTTTGGTTCCCCAGTTTGCTGCACCGACTTTACGACATTTTACAAGTGCTCCAGATGCATATGCACTTGGCCAAACGTCGTATCTAGATTTTACCTTATTATAGCACGCATCTTTTTTGCCACTACCTTTTCCTGGTTTATCCTTGACTTCTTGAAGTTCTAATTCTTCTTTCATTTTTTTTCTTGGACTATCAGTTGAAACGTATGTTGGTTTTGCAGCATCCGTTTTTTCTTGTTGTCCCGGATCTGCTTCCTTTTTTCTTCTTGCTGCAGAAAGTCTTTCTGCCTTTGTCATACTTGCTCTTTTTTTTGAGGAGACGCACTTAGGAACGCCTTCTCCCGGTTCATCACTAGCACAAGTTCCACCAGTTACAACATTTACCCAACCAGGTTTTTTGTTTTTAGATTTAGATGATCCAAACCAATCTCTAAGACCCTCTTCAGATACATCTTTAAATGTTTTATGATGTTTTTTGGGCATTTAGATTCATTAAGTATCTCATTATATTTATTATTCTATATTTTCTTGAGATTGTTGTTTTAAAAATTTTGCTAATTCTGCTGTAGATCCAACAAATAATGCATTATTGACTGTTGTTGGTCCTTTTATTTTATTTTCTTCAACGTCTTTTAATTTTTTCTGAAGTTCCATTAATTTATCCGTGGCATCTGCAACACTTTTAATGAGTTGTCCGGCAACTTCATATGCTCTAGGCATTTCACTTTCCTGGGCCAACTCAAGAATACCGTTAATAGCTTCTTGACCTTTTTCTATTAAAGAGTATAAATTTCCTCTAGTATATTCGTAATCTTTTTTAATATCTTCCGAAATACTAGAAGTAGTTGTCTCTATACTTTCTATATTAGTATCTATTTTTTTAGATATAATTTCAGCACTTGTATTAAAAGACTGATTTAACTTATCAAATTTTTTTGTCATGTGCTAAAATTTATAAATTTGAACCACTAAAACCAAAATCATCACCATCTTCTATTAACAAACTGTCTGCAGTTGTTATGGATTTTACCTCTGCGCCAATTAAATGGGAAGTAATTTGTGTTCCATCTTTACCTCTTTCTACTGTAATAGTATTTCCGGAAACAAGTTTTACAAATACTTCTTCCCCCTCAATATCAAGATAAGTATTAGAAATTATTGATGAAGAATCATTAATGTGAATCAATGTATCTTCTGTATCTATATCTTTGGTTAATGTTGTTAAAATATTTCCAGTATAATTTTTGATTGCTCTTGGTTGTGCGGAATAAACAACCTCCCTTATTGGAGAATTTGTAGTATCTCCAGCAATATAACCAATTGTAGTTTTTTTGATAATATCCTTTGTTGCAGAAGAAACTGGTCCAAAAAGATAAGTTTTTGCAGTAAATCTTAATGTGTATAATAACACTCTTCTTGATAGAAAGTTTCCTTCATAATCATCTTGCATTGTGATGCTTTCCAAAACTATTGGAATATCCCTCTTCTCATTAATTTCATTTACTAATTCTACTGTCATAGTATATGCCGGTTGAAAATATGGTAAAATTTGCTCTATAATTTGTAAAGCATCATCATTCAATTTAGACATGATACTGAGCTCAAATTGCATATTATACGGAACTGGTAAATATGCCTTTTTTGTTTCTGTCCCGTTTGAAGAAGATTTTGAGGTAAATGTTTGAGTTGTAGTTGCCTTTCTTGTTGAATCATATGTCAATCCAGTAAATTCAAAAGACATTCTCGGGAGTGTAATCTGAATAGGCTTATTTAAATCTGGAGATTGTTCTAATCTTGCAAGAAATTTTTGAGTTGGTCCATATGCAAGGGGAACCTTAATAACACTTTTTACATTTTTGTTATTGTCGGTATGCTTAATACTAATATCATTGAATAAAGAACCAAATGCAACAACTGTACTTCTTAAAACTTCGTGATAAAAATATTCAAACATACCTATACTTCCTTTAATATTATTTAATTATTTACTATTTATGGCATTCCGAAAGGATTTCTCTCACTAAAATCTATTATTTTATCTGCTTCTTCTTCGATTTCATCATTATTGGTAAATCCATCATTAGCAGAAGTAGTTTCTACCTTTCTTAAATAATGAGATGCACTTGATGCTGAACCTACTATGTTTTCTCCTGGTATAAATTGACCATTTATATTAGAAACTTCCAATATATTTGTAATAGAATTCCAAGACCTAACTCTAGCAGTTACTCCACTTTGAGTTCCGGACACAACCTCATTAAATATAAAACTTCCGCTTGAAGTAAGTGAAGGGTCACCAATAGTCATTAAAGGTGATTCAGTATATCCAAGACCTGCATTTGTAATTCTAATTGAAGTAATTGAACCTGCAGCAGAAACCACTGCAGTCGCTGCTGCAGAGATTGTAGAATCTCCGATAAATGTTATTGTTGGGGGATTTATATAACCAGAACCAGAGTTAGTAACAGTAATAATTCCAACTATACCATCACCTAATATCGCATTTGCGGATGCACCACTGCCTCCTCCTCCAATAAATCTGACTCCGGGAGTCATAGTATATCCATAACCAGGATTTATAATTTCGACGCTTTGAACCGATTGTGCTGATGGATTAGTATTGTCATTACATACCACTATTCCACTTATCATTTTGGCAATTGCTGAAGCAGTTTGTCCATTCAAGGGTGCAGATGAAATTCCTACAGATGGAATGCTTGTATAACCTCCTCCTCTATTTGTTACATTTATTAATCTAATACCGCCATTTACAACTCCTGTAATTGCAGACGCCGTTATACCAAATCCAACCATCTGTAGTTTTTGTATTGGACCAACAGGAATGGTATCTCCCCCAATACTGCCACTGATATTATCGTCAATTTCTTCTATACCAGTATCAATTAATTCATCTTCATAACGGAATAGTTCGCATTTTAATTGATAAGTGTAAAGTCCTTGAAGCTGATAAAAAGGTTTTTCGTGTTCTACATATTTTATTTCAAATAATCTATCTCCAAGGGGAAAATAAATTAAATCTCCTTCCTTTGGTCTTGATGAAAGTTTAATATTTGATTGATTTTTTATAAGTGGAGAAATATAAGTTTCAAATCTTTCTCTAGAAATTATTAAATTTATTTCATTAAGTGCTTGTATTCCAAATTTAGATAATATCGTTGTATTATCTCCATATCCTTCAAAATTATCTAAGTAAGCTTCTATTGGATAAGCACTTTTAAATTCTGATTCAATAAGTTCTCTTATTACTTTTTTAGTTGTTATAAAATATCGAGGTAAATAATATACTTCAACCCCATACATCCTAAGTTGCTCATTTATTAAATCTTGTATCAGACTCTGTTCTGACTTGGATCCTTGAAGAAAAAATGGATTTAACATAATTATCCAATAAGATCTAATGGAGGAAGTTCATAAGTATTTGACATTTTTTCCATCAAAATATCAATTTCTTTTTGTGCATCATCGTACATTTGCCTTCCATTTAACTCTACTCCGCCAGGAAGTTTAACCCCAGTAAATTTCATCATATTCTGTCCCCACTGCCTTTTAATAAGGGAGGTTAAATATGGCTTTATAAATGAATCATTCCATACTCTCGAATAATCATTTGGGTCTAAAGTTGAATAACAATCTATAATAAAATAATGGTTTTCTGTTACTGATCCCCAATCAATATCTAAATATAATCTATCTTGCCTTTTATTAAATCTTATTTGTTTTTGAGTATTTAATAGAAAATCTAAATCCTCTAAGTATGTCTTTACCATCGCATAACTTAATAGTTCAGTAGTTCCCCAATAGTAAATATCATTTAAAAATAATTGATATTTGACACTAAACATATTATGTGTGATGGTATTTGCTCCATCAAAAGTGAAAATTTTATTGACACCAATAACATTAGGAGGAACTTGTAAATAATTACTATTTTCCTCATAAGAAAATGTAGTGGCAGTTCCTACTATATTAGTCGTTACACTAGTTGTAGTAATACCAATAGAGTTTTGATTTAACCCTCTTGCTCTCCCTCTAGCAATGTCTTGTGCTGTTACTTTATACTTATAGAATGTAGGATAAACCCCATCAAAATGTCTTTCTTGAAAAAATTGTATAGCATCATCTACCAAATCTTCAATCTGTTCATCAGCTACATTAATTTCTAAAACTGGCGCTCCCAATTTCCTTTTACAATAATCTATTAGTTCTTGTCTAGTAGATGGTTGCGCCATTTATTTACTCCTTTAAAATATTTATTATTTGGATATAATTAATTGTGATACAACTTCTTGCTGCTTTAAATATAACTTAAAGTAACATTTTGCAATATTTTTTACATCTTCAATATTATCTATATTATCAATCTCCGACGATATTTTAAAATATTCAAAACTTTTACTCAAATTTTCTAGTTCTATGCTGTCTGGGTTCATTTTGCCAAATTCCTTAATAAAGTTTTAATCTCATTAATATCATTTTTAATATTGTTCAAATCATTTTCAATATTTTGAATCTTTTTATCATCTTGGTCTTTTAGTTTTTTCATTGATAAGTATTTTTGATATTCATTCATATTAGTGTTAATGATACAATTGGTTTCTAAATCCCTTACCAAATTAACATGACCATCTACTTTAGCATATCTCATAATTATGCAAGAGCAATAACTCTTAGATTCTTTATTCTGGGAACATAAACTTGATTTGTTGAGGTTCCAATTAATTTTATTCTAAAATGTCTAAATGAAGGTAAATTATCTATGGTGAATGTATGCTCCTTATAATCAACCGATATTTTTTCGGATAATGATGGAACTATGTAATTATCAGAAAGACCGTCATTATTTTCTGGATTTACAATCTCCATATTGGAATCCAAGTTCATATAACCTGGGAATGGTACAAATATTGGTGCAAAATTTGGATTCTCTCCAATAGCATAGAATGCTCTTATATTTGAATATGGATTTGTATGTGCATCTAATATTATTTTAATAGATGATGCAGATGCCTCAAGCACAATTTCCTTACTTACATATTGGAATGCAGTTGGATCTTCTACTATACTATTTACTCTATTATCTTCCGGATAATTTGAAATTACATCATTAACTTTATTTGATGCCAATACAGTTGATACTGAATTTGCATCTATTGTTGGACTTATTGTAGATGTTGTTGTTGATAAGTATAGTCTTAAAGATAATGATTTTTCTCCAGATAATCTTAGTGTCTCATTTAGATTTGAGCATACTATTCTGGAAGAGTCTAAATAATTGTTTTCATTTATTGTCACTAGTTCGTATCCATTATCAATAAATGAAACTTCATTACCACTCAAACTCTTACCGGTTGTTGTTCTAACTTCTGCCGAAATAGAAGTACCATTTACTGTTGTATTGACGACGTTTGGTTGAATAGTTTCAAAATGAATATTTTCAGAAGATCTTATATTTTCTCCACCATCAGATTTAGATTCTCTGATGAATAATAATGGAAATCCTTCTAATTCATTACTTCTATCAGTGCCATTTAATGAAGTATCAATCTTAATGTGATAAGAATCAAAAGATATTGGTTCTGATATGATGGAAGTATCCACATCTGATAATAAATGAGATTTGTTAATTCTTCTTAAAGAAATTCCATTCAACTCATATTTTGAAATTAATGTTCCAATTTGATACTGTTCTGGAATGTTTCCTGTCGAAAAAACATTTCTAACAATTGTTCCACCAATAGAACCAGAAGAAACTGAAGTATATTCAATAACTTCATTTCCAATGAGAGCATATCCTGGGTTTGTTGTCCCCACGCCAACACCTTCAAATGTTGCAAATGATGAAGAATCTACTACTAAAATAGAACCTGTTGAATCTCTGCCATAAGATGAAGTCAATTTAGTTGGTGGTACGTCGCTTTCTACTCCAGAAATAGAAACATAGTTCTGATCAGAATGCATTCCATGGTTTTTGTGATTGACCTTGATGTGCAATCCATCATTTATAGTGGATATTTCTGATATTGTTACACTGCCTGGATAATTCAAAGTAGTCGTTCCGACACCGGTTATATATTGTAATGTATTTGCAACATTAACGTCAAATTCTCCCTGAACATTATCTAAAATTAATTGATTAACTGACGTAATGATACCGACAGAGAATCTTGCATTTAATCCAACATCTTGAGTACCTATTGATGAAATTCCAAGAACATCTCCCACAACATAACCACTTCCCCCATTAACAATTGTAACACCAGCCGCAACAACTTCTCCATTGTTGATGGTAATATTTGCAGTTGCATTTTTACCACTTCCAGTTATAGAAACTAATTTTACATCATTAAATGTAAATGAACCATCTGATGGGGTATATCCTATTCCTGGATTTATTGTAGTTAAAGTTCCAAAAGCAGACCCTGCGCTTCCAATATAATCACCTCTTCCAGTTTTATTTGCTTGAATTATAGTGTTTCCTATTACCAATTCATTATCATCTAATTGAGAAGATAAATCAATTTTAATTTTTTTGGAATTGAAATTCAGTGAGTCTGGATATAGTTTAGGATGATTCAAATTCTCAATACTTCTTGTTGGATTATAGAAATTGACAATTCCAGATTGTACAAAATCCGCTCTATGAAGAATATATTTCAAGTCTTCTAATGGACTTGCTACCCAAGTTGTCGCATTTTGTGATTTAAATAGAGATTCATAAGTATTTTGTTGGCTTACAAATGCACCAGTTTCAAGGTCGTTTTCTAAAACTCTTGATATGAATACAGAATAATCCGGAGATTCTGATCTTAAACAAATACAATATTGTTTTCCACCTTCCAAATAAACTGGAGATTTGAATGAAAATGAAGTTGCAATTGAACCATCATTCGAAGTTTTACCTTGAATGTCTTTTGGATTTAATGATACCTCTGAGAATGGAACTATGACAGTGGATGGATATCCACCAACCATTGTTCGAATGTCTAGAATAACAGGATCTTCTGTATTTGTTGGAATTGATTCGAAGAAAATATCACATCTTGTCAAGAAAACGCCCGTTGCCTCTTCAACAACAAAAGATTGTGCGAGAGGATCATTTCTAGCACAAATATTTTCTGCCCCTCTATTAATAAGTCTCTTGACTATCTTATCTCCATCTTCTCTTGCAATAGCTCCATTATTATTCCTGTCAATATTATTAATACCAAGAGCTTTTGTTATATCTGCTATTGTTCCAGTTATTCCAATTGATGCAGCAGCTTCTTTAATCCTTTGTATTGCACCTGATGCATAAACTGGTGCCCCTCCTTGGTTTATAACTGTTACTGGGGGTGATGTTGGTACAACAACGGGTGATGTTACAACAACGGCAGGTGCTGGTGCAGGAGCGGGGATGCGTGAAGGAGCTGGTGGGGAATATGAAGGTGGAGAATATGAAGGTGGTGGAGAATATACAGGTGTATTATCAACAGTATTTGAAGAAACTGTTTGTGTTGTAGTATCTTCATCAATCAATCTACTAACATTTTCTCCTCTTTCTGGAGATATTTCTTTATTAGTAATAACCGGATTTTTGACTGATATAATGTTTTCTTGAACTGTTTCTACTATTCCACTTGAAACAAAATTTTCATCTGCTCTGGTAGAATTTCCGAGGAGAGTGAATGTTTTAGTTCCGGTACCAAAACTTATAGTGCTTGTGTTTGGTAGATAGAAAGATCCAATTAGAGTTGATGTATAATCTGGTATTAGTCTAGTTCTTGGTGTAGATAATATTGCTTGAGCTCCGCTAGTTGTTCCATAAAATGTAACATCTGATGTTATAAATCCAGAATATTGTGATTCATAATCAGATAAAGATTCGGTGTCAATATTCAATATATTTGAAGAAGATGAATACTGCTCTTCTATTATCTCATCTTGATTCTGAGAGTATGGACTTATAATAAAAGTATCGGATGGATCGTCTATTTGACCAAATTTGTGATTTGGAGAACAAATTCTAAAAATGCCAGTTATTGTTGTCCCATCACTTCTTACTGCCTTAACATTTTCTCCAGATTGGAATTGTCCCTGCACCATCGAAATCTGAATAAGTTTCGGAATGCAATATTGGGCGACATTTACATTATCGAAGATTGGAATTACTTCAGACAACGGTTTTAGATTTCTGGCGACAAATTGAATATTTCTCGCTCTCATTGTAAGAGAATTATCTCTCTTAATAACTCTATCACCCAGAGTTATCTCTTGTTCTGTTGATGATAATTGTATTCTTGAACCAGTTCTCTCTTTATAACCAGTTTCATAAGTTTGAGTTACATAATCTTGCAGGACTGTAGTAGTGGTAAGATATCCTGCAGTATCTACTTTATTATATTGTTCTCCCTTTTTAATAGGATCTTTTACTTCAGTTCCATTCCAAACTTCTTGCCACTCATTGTAAGTTGTTGGTGAAAATCCATCTTCTCCAATATCAAATACTTTTCTAGCTAGTTCATATGCACCATCTATATTTGTCTTTGTTGATGCTTCTCTTTTAGTTCCAACCCAATTATCACTAAATGGCGTTAATTCTAGAATTCCTGTCCAATAGTTAATAATGAAAGGAGTAACACTTTCTGTTCTTGTAGCAATTTTTTGAGAATTCCACTCAACTTCAGAATAATCTAGAGTGATTAAAGACCCATTTTTTACTACATTTGTACTATCAATGTTCGCATCATTTTCATTTCTGAAAGGAGTTAAATTTATATTCTTGCTTGGATTAAGTGGTCTTAATTCTTGATTTCTAGTATCTACTGAGTTTTTAATTTCAAATGAATTGTCTTGTAGAGTCTGTGGTGAAAGACCATTGACTGAAAAATTATCAACAAAAAATCCAGACTTAAATCTGTTTAACCCAAAGGAATCTTGAATTGTTAGGCTTTCAACTTTATTCTCAAGCAAAGATAGTGAAGAATAGTACTCAAGATTTTTTATTCTATCCTCAAGTTTTTTAATATCAGTCATCCTATATCTTTTGTGAGATATAAATTCTATAGATGCTTGAGAAGTGTTGTAAAGATATGGAGGCAGTGTTATAGAAGCAATTTCTAGAGAATCATCTACCGGTATTGGTTTTTCTGGATTTTCCGATGGAGTTCCTATTTTTAAATGAAACTTTCCTGTCTTGTTTAAATAAATTCTATCAATTCTTCCCAAATAGAATGAATAATCTATATCAATAGATTCATCTGATGCTAAAGAATTTTTCGCAGAATTTCCAGATGCATTAAAAGTTCTTCCTTTAAATTCCAATGGAGAAAAAGAATTTTCCGAAACACTATATGAATTAACTCTTGGTCGAATATCAATCAAATCAGTTAGTCTTATTCCATTTACCGAATCAATTTCTTTAGAATAATCGCAACTAAAATAAGAATTTGCAGTTGTAATATCTCCATCATCAGAAGAATCATAATACAGATTTGAAAAATATATTTTTAATGATTTAGTTGGCGATGAATAGTTTGATTTTCTAACAATCCTTCCATAATCATAGATTGTAGATTTTTGACCTGGATTGAGTGTATAATGCGATGTTATTTCTTTATCTCCACCCTGAAGTTCTACAATAGAAGCTAGAACTCCAGACTCTCCAAATAACAATTGCTCTCCGGCAACAAATGAAGTATTGTTTTTTGTAATATAATAAATTTCAGTATCAGATTTCAATCCAACAACAATAGCTATTGCTCCGCTTGTTTGTCCAACCAAACTCTCTCCGATTACCAAATCAGATGTTTTTGCAGTTGGACCGCTAATAGATGCAAGACTCATTGAAGGGGCATATGCCTCTTCAGTATCTCTTGACTCATAAATTCCATGAACTTCTATAATATCCGGTTCATTTAGAGAAATAATATCATCTTCAACTCTGGTTCCATATGGATAATTTCCATATGTTAAACCATTATTTAAAGTATCTTCACCAGTTCCTGAACCTTCATAAATTGATTTATCTACATTTATTATTTTTACTCTATTTTTTTTCTTAATTTTCTCTTTTGGATTTATTTTTCTTAAAGTAGCAACTAATGTTGGACTTGGGTCATCTGAACCTAAATTTTTAATTTGTAAAGTATTTCCGTTTGTAATTTTTACTTTATCAGTACTTAATGGTTCTATAGAACCATCAGATCTTACCAATAAGTATCTTTCTTCATCAAAAGGTAAGAAGGATTCATTAGAATCAGCAACTATCGTTGTCAATTCATTTGAAGATATACTAATTCCAATTCCAGTATTATATGTTTTTCTTATAGTTAAAGAAGCATCTGCTAAATTGACACTTGAAATATTATTTTTTGGAAGTTTTGTATATAATGTATTATCCGATGAAGATTCTAAAGTTGTATGCAAGACTTGTAAATCTGAAACATATAAGTCTTGTAAAGGCAAACTTCCTTCACATATATCTGCAACTGTTGTTATTCCTGATACTGATATTGATGTATTTGTTTTTTCTTCTACTTTTACAAATACTGGAACAGAAAATCTAGAATCTGTATATTTTAAGAGATCGCCATTTTTTACAATTTTTCCTGGAAATAATGAATTTGTACTGGTAATTGTACTAATTCCGCCACTTGATTGTTGGGTTACATTTGCAACTCCAACATTAAATTTTGTAGATTGAATTACATCTGCAGTAAAGGTATTTGCAGTTCCAACTACTCCATATAAAGATTTTACATCAGAAAATCCATATGAAGTGACTGCGGTGGAAACTCTATTACTTTCTATCCCATCAAATATTAAACCTTCATTTACAGAAAAGTTCCCTGTTGTCTGATAAAGAACTAATGATTTGCTTGAATTAACATTTTCTTTTAAAAATCCAGTTGCTCCAGTGCTTTTTCCTTTTACAAATGTTGGAGTGTTTAATGTTACTGGCTCATTTGTGGTGATTTCTGTTACTGTTTGTATATCAAAAAGGGAAATATTCCATTCATTCAATTGTGAATTTGCCGAGTCATATGAACCAGACTCTAATCTAAAATCATAGACTCTAGCTAACCCAATTTCTTTTCCGGGAGCAGTATGGGAAGATACTCCCACTCTAGAATCTCTAAGACTTAAAACATATGTATTTCCAACTCCTACTTTTGGAGCACCATAAACTCTATTGAGTCTTAGTGTTGAACCTGTATTATAAATCAATGATTGCTGTTCTATAGTTTTTGTTTGCCTTGGTTTCGGCACATCCAAAAGAGTAGAACTTATAACATCAACTTCATATCCTCTCACATATGCTTTTCCTGGAGAAATTTGATATAAAGCTAAATTTTCTGACGGAACAGAACCACCATCAGTAAATACGTTTGAAGGAAATACGCCATTATTTCCCAAATTGTCATTTAAAGATTCCTTTACGGAAATATTAAATGGTCTAATATAATAATCTCCAGACTCATCATAAGTTCTTCTTGCAAATTCATCTGATAATAAATTATATTGTGTATATGTATCGTTTTTAAATTTAATTATCCCGTTTTTGACTGAAGCAATTTCTATAAAATTGCTGTCATCAGTATCATCTAAAGATTTTTTAAATAAAGAAACTGATATTTTTAATCTATCTGCACCTGGCGATGAGTAATTATTAAAACCTTGAGAATTATCGTTTAAATTTTCATCTATATTTGAATTTACAATTTCTTCATTTACAAAGAAACCTATTCTATAACTTGGTCTATTAGAATATTGATCGAGTATTAAAGTTTCTTTCTTTACATTTATAAAATACCCTCTAATAAAATAAACGCCATCATTAACAGAAAAAGCAGAACCAATAGAAGTAGCATTTCTTGCAACTAATGAGGCAAACGGCTCTCCTATTGCAATATTGGTTGTACCTAATAGTTGGGTTATTGCAATTTCATCCGATTTTAATAGTTCACCATCAAGAAATGTTTCTGAAAAATTATCTACAGTACTTGCTTGTAAATAATTGACATATAGAGTCAAATTTCCCCTTTCAGAAAATTGCGGTAATAGAATATTGGTTACAATTGCAGTAACTCCCGAAGTTAGACCAGATATTTTAGTTCCAATTAGTTGATCTACATAAGATGAAACTGGAATTCCCAAGTAGGTGCTCTCAAGTTCTACTGCATGATAAATGTCAGTATAAGTTGTATTTCCTGGTATTATTTTTGCGCCATCTTTGAAGAAATGTTGCCCAAACTTTTCAATTTGATTTTGTAGTATTGATTGTAATGTTGTTAACTCTCTAGCTTGGACAGGATATCCCGGTTTAAATAGTACTCTATAGTAATCATTATTCGCATCAAAATCATCAAAATATGGAGATACGTTTAAATTAGTTTGCTGAGACATAATTGTTTAAAACTGCAAAATGATTTTGATATCTTCTTTTTGGTTAGAAGATCTTGTAATTGATGGGCGATTATCAATATGAATTATATTGCCGGAATATTTTTGAACTTCTGGTTCTGATATTCCATCGATAAATTCCTGACCAAGGTAATATGTTATATTATTTATTCCCGATACTGTTGATATGCCGGTAAAATCTTGTTGAATTGATAAAGTTCCCCCTGAAGTATTTCCACTGATTGTCAAACTACCTTCGCCCGAAGGAGAACTTGTAAATCTATTTAAATTAAATCCATATTGTGGATTTGGGTTTATAGAACCGGTAGTTGCAAATCCAACTAAAGTTCTCTCTTGCCAATATTTTAAAACTCCAGTATTTTTATTATAACTAATAACTTTTCCAACTGCAGTGATTCCAGTTCCTACCGTTTGAGTAATTTCAGAATCAGCAACAAAGGTTGCTTTATTATAATCAACACCCGTTAATTTTAATGCATAAACTGCACTAGAAAGAGGTTCGGTTAGGGTTGAACCTATAGATGATTTTGGATTTTCTATAATACCAACCCTTGCAATCTGATTTCCAGTTATAAAATCCGGATTCTGCACATCATTTTCTATTCTAGAATAAACTAAAACATTTCTAGCACCCAATTCTTTGTAAATATCATAACCATGACCCCCTTTGGGAGTTATAATTACATCAAGTACTGGTCTTTCGCTACTAGATATGCCTTTAGATTCTAAATCAACGTTACCATAAGTATAGTTCGATCCCTGATTAGATATCGTTACAGATTCGACTTTATTAACATCATTAATTACTACAGTACATTCTGCACCAACACCATCACCTTTTATTGGTACATTTTTGTATACTCCAGTGCCCTCTACACCAGATACACCAGATCCTCTATTTTTAATGATTACCGACTTTATTGACCCATCGACTGCATTATTTCTTACAGAAGAATGTTCTGGATTAGACTCCCAATCTGATGGAACTGGAATATAATTTGTTGATTCAAATTTTACAATATCTGATGGTTTTATTGTATAAAGATATTTCCAAATATATCCATCACCACTAGATCCTGCAGTTCTTGGTTCTATATCGACAAATGTTGGTTCATCAAGAGATGGTTGTCCATTTGGATTATCTGGATTTGTTCCATTCTCTAGACAAATATAGACTCTATAATCACTATTCATCACATAATATCTTGATGAATATAAATTTGTTGCACTTGATACTATAGCTTTATTTGAACTGCTATAGTCATGTCTATAATAATCATATGTTAAACCGGATTGCCAAGTAATCTTTGGAATAACTAGTTTTACGTCACTTTCGTTAATTTTTTTTAAAGAAATTATGGTTTCCCAAACACTATTATGATAATTAAAATTATCTGCTGGTGCTGGTGGATTTGTATCCCAATTTGAGTCAATCTCATTTGCATTCGGCAAACCAACAAAAGTATAAAAAGAATTTTGTTTTACCAAATTTACAAAATTCTTTGCATTTAATATTCTAAACTGATCAGTTATAATTGCAGACATTTTTGAATGTTTTAAATTATTTATGATGCATAATCAGAATATCTCAATTGATTTGTTCTTCTAACAATAGTTCCAGTTCTTAATCCAACAACACCATTCAAAGTTTCTGCTGGATATTCATTGGATTTTTCTCTTCCACTTAAATTAATTCTGCCCCAACTATATTCACCATAAAAATCGCTAAATCCAGTTCCAGTTAGTCCATTTAAGGATGATACACTAACTACAACTTTTATAACATCACGCAATCCTTCATATGGAACATATGAAGTTGCAAAGGAAACAGATTCTGCTCTATAAACATTGTCCAAAAATGTTGTTCCTATTCCAACTATTTCGCCTGAGGAATTTAATGAAGTTACTCCATTACCAATTTTTGAATTATAAACGACAAAATAATAACCAGTCTGTATTCCACTGATTGTTGTTATTCCGCTTATTCCAGTCAAAGAAGAATCTCTTAGATATGAATCACTTGGTATGAATAAATCAAATATAATTGCTGTTGATGCAACACCAGTGATAGAACCGGTAGAAATTCCAGAAATAATTCCATAATCTCCAAAATAACCAGTTACTTCATTTGTTTCTATTTTTAAAGTTGGTGGTTCAATCAAAATGTTTGGTGGATTTTCCTGAGAATACTCAAGTCCTCCATTAGTTACAACTATACTTGTTATTATTCCTGAAGTTATTGAAGAAACTGCTGTTGCTCTTGCAGTTGTTCCAAAACCTATTGGAGATTCAAAAGTAACTTCTGGATTAGAAGTATAACCAAATCCACCATCAGTTATTGAAACAGAAGATACTGTTCCAGAAACTGAAACCACAGCAGTTGCAAAACCAGGTTCCTTTGATTCTTGCGACATAATAGTAATCTTATTTTGGAAACTATAGTTTTCCACATTTGACTCATTTTTAGCATTAAAAAATGGTCTTATATTATCAACAAAAATGAAAGAACTTCCGATAGATACTGGACTTATTAAATATGACACTGGTTGTATTATTGGTTCATTTGACAATCTACTTTTACTTACTAATTCTGAGTTTATGATTAAATCTTCTGTTTGCAAACTCCAAGAAACTGGTCTGAATACTGATTCATCTTCAGCAATTCCTCTACCAAAGTAAGGAAGAGTTAGTGTTGATGTTAAATTCAAAGATTCAACTGTTCTTGGTTCTTCTTGCAAATTAAAAGTTTGTCCGAGATTTGTATCATATCCTAAAGTAAGTCTGTCGCCAATTTTTACACTTTCAACAACACTCACTGTTTCAGTATCATACTCACTATTTCCCATATAGAAAAGAATCTTACACTTATCTCCAGATTCTGCTCCATTTTCATCTCTTCCCTTTGGTGCCTCTGAGAATATTATTCTACTTCCACTTGGAGATAGTGTATAAGATTCGTAAGGAATTTGCAATACATCATTAAAAAATACCAATATGTTATAATTTAAATCTATTTTTGATCCTTTTTGTTTATATAGTGTAAATTTGTCATCACCACTTACTGATAAAGGAAAACTTCTTCTTCTGCCGTTAAATAAAGAACTTATATCATCAATTGTTTGTAATTTTCCAACAAACCATCCCGAGAATTTGTCATTTTTAATTTCATCGACAAATATTTTGAATTCACTAAATGTCTTTGATGTATCTGTCGGAATTCCGGTCGCTCCTCCAGTACTAATTGTTAATACGTCGCCCACATTATAGTTATATCCAAAGTTTTTTATTTCAAACTCTATAACACTTGAATCATTGCTAACAACAATATCAATTTTAGATTGGGTACCAATTCCAGATGATCCGGATGATTCTGAATATATTAATGGTATATCTGTATAAGAAAGTGGAGAATCAAACACTACTATTGGTGGATTGGTTGAAGTGTAACCAAATCCTGGATTTGTAATAGAAACACCTACAACATGACCATCGCTTATAGAAGCAGTTCCAACATAATGAATGTTTGAATATTCCAAATCCTCAGTCTTTACTCCAACATTTACCATAGTTTGAATACCTGACCTATATCCAGAACCACTATTTCCTATACTAATTGATTGAATTGTTCCAGATGCAGATACGACAGAAGTACCTCCGGCAGATATTAGTGGTTGATATCCAAAACCTTCTGTAGATCCAACTGAAATAATTATTCCTTTTCTTGGTAAACTTGAAGTGTTGATATCTTCTACATTTGGTATTGTTGAAGAACCACTGAAATATACTGAAGTTATTCCAGAATTTTCTATTAAAGTATAGTTATTAATATCTGATGCAGTATCGGTGGCATATGAAGGAATTTGCATTATTTCATTCACCAACATAATAATATTGTTTGAAGATATTCCAGTTACATCTATTCCAGAACTCTTTAAAACAAATTCGGAAGATATTCCGCTAAAATCTCCAGATAAGTCATCAAAAATATAGTTATTTTCATATGTTGATTCGCTCTGATTTTGAGAACCAGATTTTATAAAAGACCTACCATGAAAACTTGATTTTTCCAAAAGCAAGTTGGTTTCTTCGTCTCTTTCAAATTGTTCGGTAGAATATTCTCCATAAGGAGGTTCTGCAAAATTGATAGTATTTTCAATTATATTATAGTTTCCTATGAATTTAGTTACAACATCACCTAAAACATGGGAGGATGGTTCAGTTCCCATCCATGCTCTACTTACATTTAAAATATTTGTAGACCCAACACCAACACTATTAATCTTTACTATTTCATTGTTAATTTTTACTAAATCTCCATTAAAGAATTGTAACACACTATCTAAGTAGATTGTACTGGATGTTCCAGTTACATTTTGGGAAATTCTAGTAGTTACTGCAGTAGAAACTATTGGTGATTGAATTACATTATCAATAGAAATTAAAACTCTTGAATTTTGATTAAATGCCGAAAAATAATGAGTAGAACCAATACCCACACTCAGTATATCTAAAGTATCTGGTACTGATTTTAAAGATTCTTCGGCAGTTCTTGATAATTTTATTAAATTATCGCTAATTTTTACTACATATACTTCACTTGGCAATTTATCAGTTAATCCAATACCGACACCAAAATCAGTTGTTCCAATTCCAATTGAATTTGCTGTTGAATTTGTATTGTTATTGTATGAAATTTTTTCTCCAGTAACAAAGAAATGATTATTAATTTTTATTGTATTGTCATTTAAATTAACTATATCCGAACTACTGCCATCAAACTCTCTTTTAAATATTGGCAATCCTTCACTGGTTAAAATAAAGTCTTTCTTTTGAGTAAGTTCGGTACTATCAAACTGCCAACTAATGTCATCAATTGATATGACTCGATTTCCTATCGATAAAATATGATCTTCTAAGATTTTTCCATCGAATATAATTTCATTTGATGCTATGGAAGAATTTATTTGTATTCTATTTTCTCTAGATGTATCAAAGTTATAATAAGTATTTAAATCTGAAAAACTAATAATATCTACAAGAACATCAACAGTATTTTCTAATTGACTTAGAGATCCAACAGAACTTTCTGACTCTAACTGATAATCCGCAAAACCCTTAAACCCTCTTGGGTGATTCAGAGTCATTACAGCATCTTTCCAAGTATCATAATCTATTTTTGATTTTAAAGAATATGAAAAATTCTGATAATAAAAACTATCTTGTATTTTTTGCAAATCATTGTTTAAGAAACCAGTTTCTGTCTGCCACTCTTTGGAAATTTTTGAAGAAGATGATAATTCAAAAAATAAATTACTTTTGAATATCTTTGATATTGTGGCAGTTGCGAAGGAGTTTGCTCCCTTTATAGATTGATTTTCTTCAATTTCTCCCGATAATCTAGATATTGTTATGAATCCATTATTGGGATTCCAACTTTCGACATAACCAATATTTGAATCACCAACAATCACTTCTTCGCCAACAAAATATTCTCCTCTAATTAAAGTTGAACTAAATTTAATAAGATCTTGTTCTAAGATAACTCTACCTAAAGAATTTTCTAAATCAAATGTTCCTGGAATTTGATTAGTTCCAAGCAGACTTTCTAAACTATATTCAATAGTAGCAGATCCAACTCCTATATTTGGGTCAGTGTCAGTAATTTCAAATAAGATATAATTATAATTCTTTGAATTATATCCAACACCAATTTCTGGGTTGGTGATAGAAATATTTTCTACTAGAATTTTATCGCCAACATTGAAAGGAAAATCACTTTCACTTTCAAATATTTTATTCAGGGTAATTGTAACTTTCTTTGTAGAATTATTAAAGGAAACTGAATATACTCCTATTCCATTTGAATTATTCGTTGGTATTATTCTTGGCGATAATTGTGATAATTGATATGTGTTTTTTAATATTGTAACATAACTATCCGTCAAATCATATTGCAATTCTAAATCCGTGATTTCCTTCCCACTTAAAGAATCTATTACAACCAGTTTCGAAGGGGTTACATATCCAACTCCTGGATAAGTTATTTTAATTTCATTAAAATAATATAAAGGTTCTACTTTAAAAGTATAAACCGGATATGAAGTTGGTCTTATTGTATAATCAGAAGAAAAGTCAAATCCAATATTATCCAAATTTACCTTTTTTATCTGACCTATAGATTTGCTATTTGGTTCTAAAATTGCATTAGAACCAAGATTGGATTCTATTTTGGATATTGTAGGGAGATTATAATAATATTTTCCAGAATTTGTTATCTGTATGTTTGATATACTTCCATAAGAAGTTGTAGAATTTGTATAATAAGTTACTCCATCTGGTAAAGAATAACTAACAGATTCTGTATTATTTGGCAGTATGTAAGTAAATGTATTATTTGTAGGTGTCTTTACTTCATATATTCCATCAAATTCGCTATTTGCAATATTCAGTGTATTATTGTTGGGAACAAAATAATCAATAACAATGCTTTCTTTTATCTCCGGTAAATTTTTTCTTTTTGTTATTGGATTTAATTTATAATATATTCTATCTGATGTAATATTGGATGTATCTAGTGTGATGCTAGCATCAACCCCAACAGTTCCTGTTCTTTGAATATCTGATACTACATCTTTAAAAGTATCATCGGCATAAATTTCAAATTCAAATGCAGAATAAATTTCACCGGATACTGTATATGATAATGAAGAATCTGATAAATCAAAAGTTATGTCTGAATTTTTATATAGTTTTATCTCTGGATTTATTAAAGAAATAGTTCCATCGGAAGCAGATTCTATACTTAAAAATACTGGTGTTCTTAGAGTCGAATTATAGAAAGAATCTGATAGTTTTATATTGTCCTGGTCATAAACAACAACATAATATATTCCATCATTCTTTAGTGATGATGGCGGATTTGATGAATTATAAATTACTTTTTGCCCATTAATCAAATTATGGTTGGGCAACTCTATAGTATTTCTAACAGTATTGACCCCAGCAGAAGAAAAATTAGTTGGATTTACAATAAGTCTTCTATTTGTATCATTATATTTTATTTTTATTGTAGTTGAAATGCCAGAATTTACATTTAATCTTATAAAATCACCATCTGACAATCCATGAGTTTCTGCGGTAGAAACCGTAACAGTATTTTTTGATACTTGACTGGTTATAATATCATAATTTGTTTTAAAGCTATGATATACGCCACTTCCCTCACTTACAAAATACAAAGTACTTTCATTTTTTGTTTGATCTGTTACACCTACAAATTCTCCTGAATTGTTGAGTGTTACTCTAACTGTCGAAACTCCAACAAAATCGTCAGAAATTTTTGCAATGTACAATGTAGAATCTTCGGATAATGTAAATGTAGTCTCTCCGTCTGTAGAGAATCCTATAGATGTTCCCCCATTTAATTTATATTTTACTTCATCCCCTGTTTCTAAATTGTGTCCCTTTAGATATATTGATTTTGTTGGAACAAAAATTTTCTTTACACCATATCCAGGATTGGAAAATACTACCGTCTTTCCAATACCAGTACCATACTGAGTTCCTATTCCCAAAGATTCTGATGGGTCAAAATAAATTTCTTTATTTATTTTTGTCTGAGGAAAAATGGAACTAGAATTGAAATTAAAGTTTAATTTTCTAGGATTTTGATATAAATCATCAAAAGAAGAGTGAGAAGTCCCAACAGTTCCATTAACAGATCTGAGAACTTTAATTCTAGAAGAATCTCCATCAACATTTAATATTTTAACTTTTTCTTGATTTATTGTAAGAATATCATTTGTCTCAAAATTATTAAGATTTCCAAAAACCGAAAAATATGTTACAATTCCGGTTGTAGATGTAGAACCTATGCCTACAGACAGTTTTAATGAATCTGTTGTTACGCCTACTTGATATAAACCAGTGATGGAATAAAATGAACTACTTAATCCAGAAATATAAACAATATCCCTATCTTTAAATTGATGTGGATTTTCAAAAGATGCGGTAAAAGATAAAGTTATATTATTTGGATATAGCTCAACATTTGTCGCAAGAGTTTTAGACAAACTTATAGAGGTAACTGCTGCACCAACTACTTCAGATACTTTTGCGGATGCTCCATAACCTCCTGTATTTTCATTATTAAAAAATATTTTATCACCTACTTTATAATTTTCTCCACCAAAAATTATATCAACACCTTCAACATAACCACGAGAAACTTGTTTTATTTTACTATATCCAACATTATAATTCTGGTTATTCAAATACGAGTAAGTTATTCCAGAATCGGTTAATCCATATGGAGTTGTATTTCTTACTAGACCAAGTTCAAAAAAGTTTCTTGATTGATTTGCTAAAATGCTAAAATTAAATGAATTTGGAGTAGATTTGTAATTATTTCCAATTAAATACGGAAACTTAATATTATTTTCGCCATCTTCAATCGTTGCAAAATATGCATAAGTTCCTGATGGAAATTCTGGAGTAACGCAAAATCTTCCATTATATTCATCTAAAACATCACTAGAATCATTTGCATAATATTTGTAATCCTCTACAAAAAATTTTAAAGGAAAATCTGAAATTGATGGTCTGTTATCTTGAGATTCCAGTAAATTATATGAAGATTTCATTCTAACAATAGGACCAGTTCCATCAACATTTTTATATGAATACGGTCCGTATATTGGATTTCCATCATATGCCCATCCAATTATTGAAGAGTGTCTTGAAGAATCTCCATCTATTAGTTTTTCAGGACAAAATATATTTGTATATTGAAGTTGATAGTCTGGATTTATACTTTCGGATAAAAATCCATCATCTTCAGGTAAATATTCTTTAAATCTTTCATATAGATTTACTGTCCAAGTTTGCAATTTAGAATATAATTTTGAACCACTTCCA